CAGTGCACCCTCCCCATGTTACGCAGGATCCAGTACCTGTTGTCGCTACCGTCTGTCGTCTTGTCAGCGAAGCCTGGCTGATTGAGCTCTATCCATGCATTGGCGTCGGCTCGGGTGAAGTGCCAGTTAAAACCACGCAACTTTTCTATAAAGCTGTCTGTTCTCAGGTAGCGGTAGCCCTTTGGGTTAAGCTCTATGGCCGCAATAAAGGCGGCCTGAATATCTGAAATTCGGGGCATAATCTGCACTCCCTTTATTACTGTGTTTATATACAGTAGTTTCGAATGGAATGCAGATCAATTTGGGTTCGCCTATTAATTTTTAAGGCTGAATGTCCTCAGGCTGCTCTGTCAGTTCAAGAGAAGCTTCGGAAGCTCTTGTTTTCCAGATGCTATCCTCTGGCATATCGAGGCGAACGTCGATCCAGCTGTTGGCCGGAACATCCATAGGAGCCCCTTTTGTTTTGACGATCTCCCCTTCATCGCTCAGCATGTATTTGCGCTTAAACAGGCGAATGGTCAGAACCCCATCATCCCCTTTCGCAGCTTCAACAATACCGAGCTCACCCATCCCACCCGGATCCATCGGCGGCAGAAGTTGCCAGCCAGAAGATGCCAGACCGGCAGAGCCAGTCAGCGTATAAACACCGACATCGATGCGGCTTATATGAACCCCCTCGGCCTCCTCATTCGCCGTAGCGCAACCGCACCAGGAGAATCCGTCTTCGTCTACATCAGTTCGCTGGTTTTCTTCCTGAGACTTCACGATACGCACAACAGGTGATGCAGCCTTGAGCGTGCCGTCACTGGCTTTTGTCGTGTTACCTGAGGTATAGAATTCAACCCATGATCCAAAAACTGCATTCTGAATCGAACGAAGAAATGCTCTTGTACCTGAGTCTGTTGTCGCAAACTGAGTTCGGTAAAGTGCATTGTTGCCTGGCATCTGAATGACACCAAACCCACCTGTCAGCCCACCGGGACTTCCCCAGTTAGTTCCTGCGGAACCGTAGAAGCCAACTGGGCCAGCTGACCCTATTGCAGTCTGGATACCAACCTGAGAACCCAACCCAAACGCTTTGCCGGTTGTCATTACTCTATCTGCGGTTGCGTCATTAATTGAAGTCTGCTCATCGCGTACTGCTGATGTTCCTAAACCAAGGTTTGTGCGAGCGTCTGCGGCGGTTTTCGCACCAGTGCCACCCTGGCCAACGCTGAGTGCGGTAGTCAGGCCACTTAGGCTGGTTATATCGCTGTTAGCCCCTTTCTTCGCCAGTGATTTCTGGCCTGGTACTGTGACGGCCACACCGTTAATCGTGATAGTGACGTCTGTAGTACCGTTCATCACATCAGCGAAACCGCTCATGTAACGCTGATACATAGTGAAGGTTTCAGCGATGTCCTGCGCCAGACCGTCGACGCTCAGGCTGTCGCTCAGAAGAATGGCATATTTTGTTCCAGCAGGGATTGCAGGGTTAGCAGCTGGCGTAACGGTGAGAGAGGTTGCGCTTCCAATCGCGGTAATCTGGAAAACCTGCGCTGGGCTGGTCATTGCAATAACGGTACAGCCGTTACGAATAAGAGAACCAGCAGCAGTGAAGTTTGTGCCGGTACCTGTAAGGGTGTTTCCGCTGATGGCGATAGTGCCAGTAGTATAAATCATGTTTTCTCCAGGCAATAAAAAACCCCGCCGAAGCGAGGTTGATTAAAAAGACAGTTTATTCAGACGTACATATCGGGAAGAACGGGAAGGTTCAGTGGCGTTACCGTGTCATTACCAAAAATTGCATACCGCTCGCGCCCCAGATATTTCCCACCCTGAACTGAAGCACTGCCGTTCTGTATTTTTATTCCGAACATTCGATACACGTACATGCCATTAACTTCGTGAGCCATCAGCCCGAATCTACCCAGCGGAACATACCCGCTGCCGATGCTCACGGCATTTTTTGAAGGCGTCCAGAGCTGGTTGAGGTAGACGAAAGGCCGCTTTGTCGTTGAAAACGTGCAGGCCCCGGCTGCATTGAAGATGTTTAGCCCCGTTCCCGGCTGCGGCGCCACACCACTGGCGAATATGACAATATCTATCGTGCCGGTTGTCGGAGCGTCATCGTTGGTGGATGGAGGGCTGAAGAACCTGACCGTGTTGCCATCGAAATCGACTGTGTTACCGCTATTGCAGCGCCCAAAGACGATATATTTGGACTTGTCGTATCCCGCTATTGTGGGAACTGCCCAGCCGCCAGTGGGGACATTGACGGTCCCCTTCCAGATACACTGCCCTGACTGCGTGGCATTGGTAATCGCCAGGAAGTCAGTACTGTCATCAATAAGCAGGCCTTCTCCTTTACGCTGGCCAGGTGGAAATATCTGCCAGATGCTTCCGGGGAACGTGTACGTACTCTCACGCTCACTGATGCTTACGTCCTTCATCGTGGAGTTCTGCGTCACGCGGCCACCGGATATGGTGACCGAGTTCATTTTATGAAGCAGCCCTGAATCAAGGTAAGCTGTCGCGTGCGGGATAAACAGCACCTGCGCCCCGGAAACATAACCGGCAATATCAGCGTATTTGGCTTTCTGGTAGCCACTGTCAAAGTAGGCTCCAAAAGACGGGCACCGAAGACCCGCCGTTATCTCCATCCGCTTTCCGCCATCATTCAGATCAATCAGTAGTCCTCTTGGCATATTATGTCCATTCTCCAAGTACGATACGGCCGCCTCCGGTCAGGTTGATAGTGACACCATTGCTATCAATCACAGTCGCCTTGTTCGGTCCACTGAAGCCAAAGTTACCCGTTGTGGCGTAAAGTGCCCCACGGAAGGTGCCACTGTTAAACTCTGGTGAGCCATTTTTGGGAATACTCCAGCCCTTTGAGCCAGCCGCATAATCATTGGACTGGATGTAGTTACCGATCTTGGCGTTGCTGATGGTACCGTCCTGGATGAACGTATCCCGGATAAATGTCTGCCCATTCTGGATGACAAAAGGCAGAGTAACTGCGCCGCCAGCCTGACTCATCACAGCGAAGCGGTCAGCAAGGAACAGAACCTGCGGTTGCATGCCGGACGGCGTATTCTGAACACCAATGCCAATTCCTGCTGCGTACTGTTTGCCATTAGAATCAACAGCGACCTTGATGCTGTACATCGCATTCAGGTTGTTATTGATATCTGCCGACACCTGAGCGTTCGTGACAATTGCCGCTGACTGACCGTTAACCGTGACCTTTAGCGAATTGATTTGCGTAGCAGATGCCTGAGAGAAGTCCGCCATGGTTTTGGCAAAATCCGTCACGTTCGCGGTGTTACCACCTGCGCTGGAGTCCAGCGTTTTCAGCGATTCAGTAACTGCTTTGCTCGCATCAGCCATCACGTTATCAACGCGCTCAATACCGGCTTTGTTATCGCCATATTGCACGCTCAGGAGGTTGCGCTGGTTAACCTGCGCGAGCGTACTGGTGATCAGCGCGATAGCATTGTTCTGAATACCGCCGCTGGCTTTATCAGTTTGTGCACCCAGCTCTTCCAGGCGTGATGCCATTGAGGAATCGAGGTCTGTGACAACCTGGCTAAGGTTGGTGATTGATGCAGTATTCTGAGCACCTAAAGCAGCTGCTGAATCAGCTTTGTCAGATGCGGCCTGAGTGGCAGCCGTCAATTGACTTACCGCAGAAGCGCGAGCTTCAGTTTCCGTTGCTAACGCCTGGCGAACATCAGTAATACCCGCTTCATTCTGGGCAGTTTTCGCCTCTAGACGAGTAACATCCGTGACGCGGGCTTCCGTCTCAGTGGCGATCACATCCCGGAGCTGTTCGAATGTCGCAGAGTTAGCCCCCTGCTGCGCAGTCTGACGCACAACAACATCAGCAATAGCCAGGGCGTTCCCAATGATTGCTTCTGCTGTCTGCTTATTCGAACCTACGGCGGCAGCCAGCCCATCGGCGTTCTCCTTAATCGCATCAGAAAGTTCGGCCAGTTTCTCGCTACTTTCTACGGCACTCTCAATCATATCCTTAAATACCTCGGAATCTTTAATCTCCTCCAGTATTGCATTGGTGATATCACTGAAGTCGTCCGTTGGTTTTCCAGAAGCCTCTACAAATCCTGAAACGCCAAATGCATTACGAGTTCGAACATAAACGTAATAAACATGGTCAAACTTAAGTTTTTGGATGGTCCACTGATTGCCACGGCCAAGGAATTGAGCTTTATTCTCAATGTCGTCGGACAATGGAATCGGAGTCTCACCTGCGTACCAAAATTCAAAAGAAGTATCAGATGTGGCAGTAACAGACATGACCGGAACTAAAGTGGCCTGAAGTGGGCCAGGTATCCACTGAACCGAGTTCGGGGGCTTAGGCGCTCCGATAATCAGGCTTACCTGAGTCTCAGCGCCTTTCATCCCGTTTTCATTGCGCCCACGAACGCCGAGCGTGTAGCTACCGGCAGCAAGGCCGTAAAACTCATACCGGAACTGGTCAGTTTCGTACTGAGATACCAGCTTCCCATCAGCACTGTAGATGTACAGCTCAAACACCAGCTTTTTAGTAGTGGTTGCCGTCTCCCACGTTGCTGTAACCTGGACGGTCTCGGTGTTTGTGTTCAGGATTCGCAGGTTTTCCACGTTAGGCACGCGGTAGCCGTTCAGCGTATCGCTGGGAACTTCAAACACTGCACCCTCGTCAACGATGGCCTGTTTGTTGGGGTCGTGCAATGAGGCCGTTATGCTGTATACGGAGTTGTTTTCCGTTTCGGCAACGCTCAGTATCCGGAAAAGGCGAATCGCAACGCTTGCGGTTGAAATGGCAAATACAGTTCCCGCCCTCACCCATTCAGGTTCGTTTTTGAGTGTGACGTTGTTTCCGTTAACGCCATCAATCTCATAGCGAGAGAACTTTCCGTCCCTCCCCATAATCGACATAGTGGAGCCGTCCGTTACTAACGAGGAATCAACCGCGTCAACCGTTATCACCCTCCCGGAATGAGAAACAATTCTCCCCCCGAGGCGAGTTCCTGCGTAGTCATTATCCATGACCTCAACGATATCACCCGGCGTGAAGTGGATAGCATCGCGTGCCATCTGGAAAGACAGTCTGCTGCTTTCACGCTTTGCTGTTTCCAGCAGCCATTTACCTGCCCGCCATGCCTGTCCGCGAGAGGTGCAGCCAAACGCCTCCAGAGTGGTTTCGTTGTAGTTCCCTTTGGCTATCATCTCATCGTCGGAAACGTACTCTTTCACCTGCTCCCATCCGTTGTCGGGGTCAGTCCAGGACACTACAACCGCATTGTATTTCTCTGAACGCTTTACAGAGCTTCGTTTGAACTCGCCATTCACAACGTTGGCGTTCGTGATTGTCGCAATCGGATCCTGTGGAGCGTCCAGCATTACGGACAGGCGCAGGCCGTCCCACAGCGCAATGCCACGGAACATGCTCGCTATCTTGTCGAGAATGTCTCGCGCACTCGCCTGCTCTGTGATGTAGGCGTTGAGCGTCATGCGTGGCTCTTTGCCGCCATACCCATCATCTACAAGCTGATCGCAATATTGCGACAGAATGTAGAGTGCACCATCGTCAACATCGATGTATCCGGCGCGTTTCGCCAGGCCAAATCGGGTGTTTTTCGCCAGCTCACGGAACAGCCACGCCGGGTTGTTAGTCCATGCCTTTTTGAAGCCCCCCGTCCACAGCCCGGAGTAAGTTCTGGCAATTGGCTCGTAGTTATCCGGTACGTCAACGATCAGCCCGCGAAGATGATATGTGCGGCTCGGCGTGTCGGTGTACTGGTCACGGTCGATGACTGAGCCGGCAACAGCAGAGAACGGATAGCTAAGGTTGTCGTCGGTGATCTCGCTGTAGCTGTTCCAAACAGTCCCGTTTGACAGCAAATCGCTGCTGCTGTCAGGCGTAATGCGGCGAACGCGGATATCAAACGGTTTGGTGTCGGGGGCATCAATGACGTGCGCCTCAAGGTACTCGCCAGAGATTTTCCCTGTAATCGTCACCGTCTTCTCCATGACCCAGCCCGACGAGCCAGTTCTGGTCTCGATAACCATCGTTACAGAGGTGTTTTTCTGGTTACCCTTGGAGTCCTGCTCCATGAGCCCGGTGACGCCGATGTTAAAACGAACGCGGGTCACGTCCTGATCTGTCACGGTTCTAACCAGCGGGGTATCGTAAGTGACCTCAGTGTTAACAATGGTCGTCGCTTCGATTGCAGAGAAGCCATTAATGGGGGATTGCGTTTCAGAGCCGGGGCGCCAGGCGACGCTGACACCATTTACGCTGACACTGCCTGTCGCATCAGTTACGGGAGTCTTATTGAGCTTGAACGATGACAGGTGTTCCTGATCAACGGGCCCATAGATAGGCCCTTCACTGATGAGATCCAGTACCCGGTAAAATTGCTTTGACTTGAGGTTATCGTCGAGGAGTTTGGGGGTTGATGCTTTGCCGCCGCCTGAAGACATAATGCCACCTTAGCTAATAGATTCCGTCCAGTCCTGGTTGTTGCTTGTGTCGATGCCGAGTGAAATAACGTTCGAGCCGACCTCCATTTCTCCAAGGAGGAGTGGCACCGCCCGGCCCTGGCCTACCCGGTTCTCAGCACTGGTAAAAGAGTTGTTTGTGAGCGTATTGGTCTCAGCGGCTTCTGCGGAGGTTTTGGTTTTCATGTTGCGTGACATGTAGACCGAGTAAGCTACCGAAGCCACGCTGACAGCCACCGCAATCCATGCGGCCGCAGCAGCAGAAATGCCCCCCTCCACCACCGGCACGAACAGAACCACTGAGCCATCTTTAAGGTGGCGGTCCAGATGCCATTGCATCGCAGATTCCTCAACATCCTCGCCCGCCACCCGCACCCGCAGCTTTGTATTGAGAAAGGCTTTTTTGAATTCGAAATCCTGCGCCAGCAGAAGGCGTAAACCCTGCGCGGGAGTATCAACATTCAGGGATATCTGGCGGTAAAATCGGCGTAAATTGCCTGCAAATTTAAAGATGAGCACTGTTCGTGTCTCCAGATTGAATGCGTCTGCTTGATGTATGCCGGTCGCATTTGTTCTCGTCTGCTGAGGTGTCCGGCATGGTCATGGTGAAGCACCAGGTTGTCATGAAGGAGAATCATTGAGTGGCACGGGTCGGCGCCGGGGAATGGCTGTCTGATAATGACGTCGCCTGGTTGTGCATCCTGCATGGATACCTGATAGAAGCCATTGACCTGCATATTGGCGAGATAGAGATTTTCTCCCCGCAACCACCATCCGTTAGTCCTCCCGAAGTCCGGCAGGTCGATGCCGCAAAGATGATATGCGTCCCGGAAAAGCGTGTAGCAATCCATAATGCCGTGGTCGAACCTGCGCCCCAGCAGGAGTGGCACAGGCCTGTATTTCCTCAGTTGCCCGCCAGATGCAAGCCACCATGGCAGCCCCGTCATTACCTGCATCTGCCGGTCAGCACCAGAAAGCGCTGGCTGGCTTTGCGGGTGCGAATGAAAAACCGCTGTAACCTCTCCTTCATCCTCTGCTGCAAGCCAGTCATCGTCACTTATACGGAAGTGATGCCAGGGCTCCGGATGCACATTCAGACAGCGAAACACTCGCTCATCATTCAGGATCAACGCGCACACTTCATCCTGCGACGAGGCCGCATAGTCGAGTAACTCTTGCATCAGGAGACCTTTTGAGAGCCGGGGAAACTGCTTATTGGCATTGGTTCAGGACGTGGGTAGCGAAAACGGCAACCGGTACGACGGTGAGAGCATTTATCCTTCGCTGGATCAGTGGTTGGGTTTCCGTTGTTGACGCCAACACGGTTCTCACGTCTGATAAGCCCCATTTCTTCAAGAGCATCAATATGGTTACGAACAGCCGTTCTGCTGCATTCGCATTGATCGGCGATGTGTTGATACGAAGGCCAGCATTCGCCTTTGTCGTTGGCGTTATCGGCCAACTTAATCAGGACGAGCTTACGCAGTGAGTTTCCCACTTTGACCCCCATTGCTTTCGCCATAAGTGACATGCTCACGTGCTACCTCCGGTTTGTTTACTCTCTTCGATTTACTTGGCATAATTGCCTCGCAATTGACTGACGTTTATTGCACCTGAAAGCCGTTGGTGTTCGCGCACCGCGGCTTTCGCCTTTTTGATACTTCCCATCACATCGTCCCCAGCATGGTTGTCACCATCGTCATCAGCGGCCCTACTTGCTCCGGCATGAGGCGGAACAGCGACGCTATACCTTCGCTTACCTCTTTCAGCTTCTGATGCTCTGGAGCGTCCAGCAGCACAGCCTGTTTAGCTTCGGCACACTCTTTCAACGCAGAGGCGATCAGCGACATCGTGTCGTTCTGCGGAGCCAGGCGGTTGCGGTACTCCAGCGGCAATACGGACATGATTGCCGGTGCCAGCTGGCGAATGTTGTTGGCAGCATATTCGGTGTCGCCGTCGATCCAGCGGAAAACCTTCTGCATCTGGCGGTGCGAGTCAGCAGGGATATCCAGACCGGTGCCGCCGGACGCCCGCCACTCTTCCACGATCAGCGCTGCGACAAATTCACGACTGCGGCAATCAGCTGCCCAGGCGCGTACTGCTGCGCGGATCCCATCGATATTTAACGCCGAGGATTCTCGCTCCCGGCGATTCTGGTAAATCATCGCCGCTGGCGAAAATTTGTTACCTTGTTGATACGCAAGTGAATGCATTGCTTTCCCTTTCGTGGTTAGGGCCGCCGGTCAGGCGGCTGTCGATTCATTTTTAATTCGGTCAGGGTTTGCAGCCTGTAGTAGCCACTCTGCCGTAAACTGCCCTTTTGATGCGTCAGCCAAAAGCTGTGAATAGTTGGTTTTCTCTGTGTACTCAGTGCGAGGCAACGCCGCGTTCTTTACCCACTTGTGAATAGCAACATTCGACAGACCACATAGGCGTGCCGCTGCGGTTTGTCCGCCTACAGCTTCGATTGCAAATTGCATTGGGTTCATAGTGTTTTCCGTTAACTATATTAACTACGAGTTAAGGTTATATCTTAACTGACAGTTATGTCAACTCTAATTGATAATTAACACATGGTTAAAAAAGACGATTTAAAAGAAGAATTCTCGAAGAGACTTCGCGCTGCATTGCTTGATGCTGGCGTGGGTGGGCGTGGGCAGGCTGGCAGGATCAGGGAAGCTATGAAGTCCCAAGGGATTGCTGTATCTGAGCCCGGGATCTGGAAGTGGCTTAACGCATCAGCAATACCAGACCAAACCAATATCCTTGCACTTAGCCGCTGGCTTGGGGTTCGCCCTGAGTGGCTGGAATACGGAAGGAATGATCCTGAACCTGAACTGCACAGGGTATCATCCATCCCGCCTGAATCTGAGTGGGGAACTGTCGACGCTTGGGACAAAAATACCCCCCTACCTGACGATGAGGTGGAAGTACCGTTTCTGAAGGATATCGAGTTTGCGTGTGGTGATGGGCGTGTTCATAGCGAAGATCATAACGGCTTTAAACTGAGGTTCTCCAAGGCAACGCTCAGAAGGGTGGGTGCAAATAGTGATGGTTCTGGAGTGCTTTGCTTTCCCGCTTCTGGTGACAGCATGGAGCCCGTTATTCCTGACGGCGCAACGGTAGCAGTCGATACAGGCAACAAGCGGATTATTGACGGCGAACTCTATGCTATTAACCAGGGCGATTTAAAGCGCATAAAGCAGCTTTATCGAAAGCCTGGTGGGAAGCTATTAATACGAAGCATCAATCGCGATTATGACGATGAAGAGGCTGATGAGGCAGATGTCGAGATAATCGGTTTTGTGTTCTGGTACTCGGTATTGCGATATCGCCGATAATTTTAGTGGCCTGAAGAGACGTTTGGGTGATAAGAGAATATCTGATAGTAGGCGTGGTTACTTTGCTCTCGGTTGTTGCGATCGTGCTTATGGTGGCCTGATGAGCTGTATGCCAAGTACATGGGGAGAAGGATTAAGGGCGATGAGGAATAACTTCCTCCCGGAGATTTTATGAGAATAGGGATCGCTTTCCCCGTGTTGGTGTTTATCGTTGCAGTCGCGTTCTTAGCATGGTTTGTTCTGGGCGGCTATGCCACTCCTGGAGGCTGAGCTGTGAAGAAGAAACTACTGAACGGAACAAGACGCCGCCTGAGATTGCGCCGGATTTGTCATTTTTGGATGCATTCGTAGCGGTTCACCCGTAGACATAAAGTGCAATAAGTTAGATACGTAGTTCGCAGGATTAAAGGGACTGTAATGCCATGCCGCAGGCCCACCGTGAGTATTGGTAGTGAAACTTTGGTGTAACACAGCAAAATAAACCAAACGATGAGGGCTCAGGATGTCCCAAGAATTATCTTTAACCTTTACCGAAAACATATATTATTCAACTAAAGAGCCTGTAAGCATCAAAGATGTGATTACTTCCCTCCAGGGATGGGAATCCATCGCAAAGCAATCAGAAGGTGTTCTACAGGAACTGACCGGGGCAAACATTCTTGATATATCGGTGCATGTAGCCCGATTAGAAGCAGGAAGCCTCTATGAAGATATTGTTATTAAACTCCTCTTTGGCAGCCAAGAAGAATTGGACAAATTTCTTGCTGGTGCACATGCAAAGCTCGGAAATGGGAAAATGCGAAACGCTCTCGTTGGTGCTGTCGTCGTCGGTCTTGTTGGGTATGGCCTGGTTCTGGCTACTAAGGCTATGGCACCGAACAACACCTCCCACTTTGAAGCAAACAACAATACGATTATCAATATTGGTGCTGGCGAGGCAAATATTTCTCCGGAACGTCTTCAGGCTATCATCGAAAGTACTGTTACCAATAAGAAGACTCTCGCCAAAAGTTCCATTAAGACACTTGCACCAGCCAGATCGGATGAGGGAGCTACGATGGTCATAGGTACAGGTGGCGGTACGGTGACTATTCCAGCAGAAACCATAAAGAAAGCCCCAACTGAAGTTGTGTTTACACCGGAATCCTACACACAGGATCACTCTGATGTCGATGTTGAAATCCGCGCATTAGACCTCGATAATCCAGAGAAGGGCTGGGCTGCGGTTATCCCAGGGCTGATAGATCGTCGGGTAAATCTTGTACTTGGCCCTAACGTAAAACCGTCTGACTTTGCTGGTAAGTTTGCTGTAAGGGCTGACATTACAATAACATACCAACTCAAATCCTCAGATAAAAAATACCAACCGAAAGAAGTATTTATAAAAGAAGTAATCAAATAACTATCCCGGCCACCGCGCCGGGTTTTTATTTACCCTTCCGCACCATCTCAGCTGCATCCCTGTTCACACCCTTACCTATCACGTTTCCCGTTTCCTTCCGGTACCGTTCCAGCTTGTCGATGATGTTTTGCTGGGTCATAGGTAAATCTGCCAGTGACAACTCCATGACCGCCCGCCCCATGGCGTGAACCATCATGTTCACTCTTTCTTCATCCAAGTCCATTACCCACTCCTTTTTGATGTTTTTTTCAGCATATCACATGCCAAGCAAATCTATAACCAAACTAAATTAACCAATAAATCATAACCTTAATAACCAACACAGAAATAATTAACCATTGGTTATTGACTGAAAATAACCATTAGTTAATAATCAATCCATCGAAACGAAACATCGACAGCTGAGCGAAGTTAGCCAGCGGCGGACACCAAGTCGCCTGCTCATTAAGAATTCAGTCAAGCAGCAAATCACCCGGAGTGCTCCTGGCAAATTGAAATGGCGCCCAATGGGATTGAGGCAGGTGTGTAACGCGTGGCGGGTATAGCACACGAAGAGGACTCCGCACCGGAATGGTTTGCTGCTCAGTTCCCGAACATCGGGGAAGCTTTACCAGCAGCTCTTTGCGAGGGGCTGACGGCAAATCTACTCCACTTATTTGAGGTGATGGTGATGGATATAAAAAACGATGAAGTAGCGATGTTTAAAAGCAACAATGGCGTAATTTTAGCAGCTGACGCAGCTTATGCTGCTGCTGAAGAAGCGGTTAAAGGGGCATCAGATGACCACTGGTATCGGCAGAATTTGATAAAGGCAGCACTGGAGACTGCCCTGGCATCAGTTATCGTTTTATAGCGATCCCAAAAGGCGTAGGTGCTTCTGCTTTGTACTTTTCCTTTGCTGCTTCACGACAGGCAGGAAGCAAATCAGCAATGCGCTCAATTAAAGCTTCTGGCGTGTTGGCGGATGGGTCTTTTACTGCAAGCGCCAGCGCTAAATCATATGCCACTGATTCCTCAGTTCTCTTTCCTGCAAATACATTCATGGACATAAAGAAATCCTTTTATTGACTGTGGAATATCCAGTCTACGGCATTCCTTTGACTGTGGAAAGCAAGGGAGCGCGCGCCGGGCGCGGATAAATACCCCGGCAATAACTGGAATGTTTTGGGGTGTGGTGGCGGTGTCCTCAAGCGAGGTGCAACGCTAGCAGTGTGATAAGACCTGAAAACCGGCTGGGCAGATAGTTGTTTGCCAATACAGAAAACAGGGCGTCAGGAAGTAAGTGAGAGTGGCGACTCAGTGCCAGTCCACCACACCGACCAAAGCATTTCTCCCGCATCAGCGGGTAACGACAGAGGGTAAGGCGATGCATAAGGCATATGAGGAATATTTTGAAAGCCTTGCTGAGGGCGATGAAGCACTTAGCTTTGCTGAATTTGCTGAGGCACTTCTATGAAATACACCCACAAAAATCATTTTGGTTTCGCAGCCCAGGTGTGGAGCTTTCAGTTAGGAACCACCCAAGGTCTTGGGACTTTCCATAGTGCGGAGCGAGCGAACATAGCTGCAAGATTATTTAAATATTGGGAAAAAAAATACCCAATCAACGAAATTCCAAAGAAACCGACTCATGTAGATGCATTAAACGCCTTTGGCTTCTAGGGCATAGACTTGAGCTTAAGAAAAGAGATGAAAAGCCGCCTAACCAGCGGCTTTTTTCATACCTCAGTCGCTTCACCGAGGCGGCTCAGTTATGAAACCGGCGGCCATCCACCGCCCATTAGCGCAGAAGTCTTGTATTAACCGTTCCGTTCGCCGCGATAAGGCCAAGAGGATTTATGGCAATTGATTTTGAAGTGAAAGCTACTGGCATAGATGTTTCAACAAGTGGGTACCGTGACCACGTAATTTTAGAAGTTCGCGGCGTGGAGCTCTCAGAGCTTGTCTCTGAAATTGAAGGGAAATCGCTCTTTCAGGAAATCGATCTTGATGACTATATCGACTGGGCTGAGGCGGCTGGTCATACCGAAGACGTTCTTGAACGGCTTAATGCAGATGACGTTATCGCATGGTTGCGCAGCAACGGGCACCTGGAGACTGAATCATGACAGTCACCCACAACGGCAAGCAGTACACCGCCAAAAAGCTCAACGATAACGAGTGGCAGCTGACGTCGGTGTCGGCACCGCGCGACAAGCTAACGCTTAACCGCTGGCAGATGCATATCGCTGGCCTCCTGAAACAGGTTGAGGTGAAGATATGATGCACCACTACGGCACCACCCCGCTCATTCGCCAGTGCGTCACGCCCGGCATGATGGCAATGCATGAAGGCCGAACCTATCGGGTCTCAGCAGTCATCCAGGAGCGCAAATGGGTGTACCTGCACACCGACGCAGAAATCATCCGCCTCAGTGACTGCGTGATTGACGTCCTTCTGGACGGTCACGGTAACCCAATCGTTCACTGAGGACGCTGATATGGAAATCAAAACTCCAGCAAATCCAAGCAAAAAGGCGACGGCCAGGGTAAAGAATCCTCTTCCCGCGCCAACTAATTGTCACTTGTGCTCTGGTTCAGTGAGAATCGGCACTCATGAAGAAGTCTATGGACGCAACTTCAGTGAATGGCCGTATGTATATCTGTGCGAATGCTGCGGTGCATACGTCGGGCTTCATCCTTTCACAGCGATACCGCTTGGGACTCTGGCAGACAAGCCCACCCGCGACGCGCGCAAGAGCTGCAAGTTGCCATTTGAACGCATCTGGAAGTCGGGCGCCATGACGCGCACTGAAGCTTATCAATGGCTGGCCAGAAAGATGGGTATACCTGTTCACGAATGCCACTTCGGCTGGTTCACCGTAGAGCAATGCCAAGCTGCAATGCATCACTGTAACGACTGGCTAAACCGCTAACCACCCTATTCAACCGATCGGCCTGGCTTTTTGCGGGCGGCATCTGCACATCCAAATTTCAGGAGAAACCATGAGCGAAGTAACGGATTTAGTCGTCATTGAGAAACAGAACGCAATGGCGGTATTCACAACCAAAGAGCAGCTCGACCCGATTATTGAGGCGATCGAGAAAGAAGCTCGCAGCCTGGTGCCGGATGTGTCGACCCGCAAAGGCCGCGACGCTATCGCATCCATGGCGCACAAGGTTGCCCGTTCCAAAACTTACATCGACAACGCCGGTAAGGACCTGGTTGCTGAGCTTAAAGCCCTGCCGAAGCAGATCGACGAAAGCCGGCGCATTGTGCGTGAGCGGCTGGACGCGCTGAAGGATGAAGTGCGCAAACCTCTCACTGAATGGGAAAACGCCGAGTCGGCAAGAAAGGACGCATTGCAGCAGCGGCTTACTGATTTGCAATCCCTGGCTGATGTGATTGATGGCGTGGGTAACTACCTGCCGTCAGTTGAAATTCAGCAGCGCATTGAGTCAGCAAAAGCCGTTGCACTTGATGAAAGCTGGCAGGAAGTAGCAGCTGAAGCTGGCGTGGCTAAAGACGCCACCATCCAACAGCTTGAAGCTGCACTGATCGTCGCAAAGCAGCGTGAGCATGAAGCAGCAGAGCTTGAGCGCCTTCGTAAAGAGGCAGAAGAAAAAGCTCGCCTGGAGCGCGAGGAGAATATTCGCCGGGAAGCAGCTGAACGGGCCCGCCGCGATGCCGAAGCGAAGCACAAAGCGGAGATTGAAGCCGCAGCGCGCCGTGAAGCTGAAGAGAAAGCACGTGCAGAGCTGGCTGAGCGCCAGCGCATCGAAGCAGAGCAGCGTGCGGCACGCGAGAAACAGGAAGCAGAAGCGCGTGCACGACGCGAAAAAGAAGAAGCCGTTGCCGCCGAGCGCCGCCGCCTGGAAGAGGCAGAAGCCGCCCGTCTGGCCGAAGAGCAGCGCAAAGCTGAAGAAGAAGCGCGACGCGCCGCAGACAAAGAGCACCGCCGCACCGTCAATCGTCGTGTCTACGCAGACCTTATTGCTCAGGGCATCCCCGAAGAATTCGCGCAGAAAGCAGTGCTGGCGATTGCTGGCGGCAAAGTGCAGGACGCGCACATCAAATATTGAGGTGATTAATGAATATCACATGCGAGTGCGTGGACATGCGCACATCTGTCGGCCCCCACAATACCATCAAAGTTGAGATGGAGGGCGTTGTGCTGGCCGGCACCGTTAAAACCCGTGACGTTCTCCCCCAACTCGACGGCGCAGAAGTCATCGAGTGGCTGGCTGAACAGGGTTACGTCATCACTCATCAGGAGCGCGCAGCATGACGGCCGCAGAACGGTGGGATGAAGAGTCATTCCTGCGCCTTATGCACGACGTGATACCGGAAAAGCCGGAGAACGACAGCGAGCCAGTCAACCTGGCCGCCGAGCGGCAGAACCCGATCATTAGTTGGGATGAATTTGCGGGGAACTACACATGACAGATAAGAAAGTATACGCCGCCATTAGCGGCGTTGCTTCAGCGCTTGCTGAGAAGGGTATCAGCAAAGAAAGGAAGCAAGGGAGTCAGGTCAATTACGCGTTTCGTGGTATCGACGACATTTACAACGCGCTGGCCCCGGAGTTGGTCAAAAACAAACTCCTGATCCTACCCCGATACACCGAACGCACCAGCGTCGAGCGAACCAGCAAAAATGGCGGTGCGCTGTTCTACATCACGGTTCGTGGCGACTTCGATTTCGTCAGCACCGAAGACGGAAGCATCCACACCGTCACCACCTATGGTGAAGCGATGGATAGCGGCGACAAGGCCACAAACAAGGCCATGTCGATAGCATACAAATACGCGGCTTTTCAGGCGTTTTGCATCCCAACTGAGGAAACTGCAATCGACGCGGATGCCGAAACCCATCAGGTGCAACCGGCAGATGCCGATCAAATTCTCGCTGAATTTACTCAGTACGCCAGTACTGAAAACGACAGCAAAAAATTGCAGGCGCAATACGCGACAACATGGTCACGTCTGAATGGTTTTGCTGATCACCAGGCTAAATGCAAAGACGTCACCGGCATTCGACTAAAAGAACTTAAACAGGCGGCTTAAATGGCTATTAACACAATCACAGTGTCAGGAAATGTCGGTAGAGACGCGGTACTGCGCGTCACGCCAAACGGGAAACACATCGCCTCGTTTTCACTCCCGGCAAAATCTGGGTTTGGCGAGAATGAGAAGACATCATGGCTGAATTGCAAGATGTTCGGGGCAATGGCCGAGAAGCTCTCTGGCGCGATTGTTAAGGGAGCAAAGGTTGCTGTTACTGGCGAGTTTGTAATTGAGGAGTGGACTAAGCAGGACGGTTCGCAGGTGCAGACACCGACAATCCTGGTACGGGATATCGATCTCCCACCACGCGGCACGCCAGGAAATGATAACCCCCGTCAACAGGTATCATCGCATCCACAACACCAACGGCAACAACGCTCACCGGCACCACAACATCAACCAAGCGAACCACCAATGGACTTCGACGACGACATACCCTTTTGAATCATCTCCCGGTCAGGAGAAACCAATGAACAAATTTACCCCCGAATATCGAAAACATCTTCTCCGGCCAATCCCTGACCGGAAACTTAGCCCGCAAGAACGCGCCGATCGCAAAGAGCTTTACCAGATCATCCGTGAGGAGCGTGAGAACGATACATCACCGGAAAAACCATCGACTTACAGGCCATGTGATCCATATCTGAATGACAACCGCAAAGGTCTTGGCGGTGCTTCAAGGAGTGACTAATGACTCACGCTCACGACGACATCAGGGTTGGCACTCTGTGCCTTCCCTTCATTGGTAACGGCTGGCTAATGCCATGGGGTGAAGTGGTAAGCAATCCATTAAAGGCTCAGCGGCTCGCTGAGGAATATCGCGAAAGGCAGGAGGCGGCATGACCTATCAACTCCACGTCGGGCGCTGCGAAGACGTCCTGAAAACGCTGCCGGATAACTCAGTTGACGCCATCGTGACGGATCCTCCGTATGGTCTGAGTTTCATGAACCACAAATGGGATTACGACGTCCCGACTGTAGAACAGTGGCAGGAATGCCTACGCGTTCTCAAGCCTGGCGGCCATCTTCTGGCTTTCGGTGGCTCACGAACCTATCACCGCCTTGTCGTTAACGCTGAGGATGCTGGCTTCGAAATCCGCGATCAAATCCTCTGGATTTACGGCAGCGGCTTTCCCAAGTCGCATAACCTTGATGGTGACTTTGATGGCTGGGGTACCGCATTGAAACCAGCCCATGAGCCAATTGTCATGGCGCGCAAACCTTTCAAAAAAACGGTGTCGGCGAATATGGCCGAGCATGGTACCGGTGCAATCAATATTGATGCCTGCCGCATCCCTACCGATGAGATGCTAAATGGCGGTGCTGGCGGTCTGCTTTCACATCAGCGCGACGGCACAGAACCTGTTGCTGATTACGAGCAGGCACCAGAGGGGCGATGGCCAGCAAACATCATTCACGACGGAAGTGATGTTGTCGTGTCAGCGTTCCCGGATGCGAAAGGCCAGCAAGGGGATTTAAAGGAAACTGGACGCGCACGTCCATCACAGGGTCGATATGGAGATATGGCACCGCCAAAGGCGCATGTTGCCAGGGTAGAAAGTGAAAAAAGCGCCGCCAGGTTCTTCTACTGCGCCAAGGTCAAACCGAAAGAGCGCGATGAAGGCCTAGAGAGATTTATTGCGACGTCAGCCAGCGACATGACAGGCGGACGTAAAGAAGGGAGCGTCGGAATAAACGACCCGCGTGCCGGTGCCGGGCGTACCAGTGGCGCGAAGAACAATCACCCCACCGTTAAGCCGATCGCCCTGATGAGCTATCTCTGCAGGCTGATTACTCCACCTGGCGGTACCGTGCTAGATCCATGGATGGGTAGCGGGAGCACTGGCCGGGCAGCTATCGAGGAAAGCTTTAACTTCATCGGCATCGACCTGAACCCGGATTACGTAACCATTGCTTCTGCGCGAATTGCTTACTCATTCAAAAAGACGACGGAGGCCGCATGACGCCAGAAACAGACAACGCCATTCGCGCAGCCTGCCGCCGATGCACCGAGGAAATCCAGCAGGCCATGCGCAAGAAGCCAAAACCTAACTGGAACGAAACGGTGCCTCCCATCATCAACAAGCATCACAAGAAAATTGAAGCTCTGGGAGTTAGCCTCCTGGAGTTCGTCGTATACACAGGGCGCCTGAATAAAAGGTTTGGAGTTGAACAATGACCCTTACGCAAAACAGGTTAAAAGAAGTGCTTAGATATGACCTCTCAACAGGGGTTTTTTATTGGCTAAACCCTACTGCTTACTGCATGCATCCAGGTGATGTCGCTGGGTTTGTAGATTACACAGGCTATGCCTACATAAAATTAGACAAGGTCAAATATTCAGCACATCGCCTCGCATGGATTTACGTCTATGGACACTCACCAATTGAGCAGATCGACCACATTAACAATGTCAGATCGGATAACAGAATTGTTAATTTAAGACTGGCCACACGCTCTCAAAACATGATGAATCAACCAGCCAGAAAGGGCAGCATTTCAGGGGTTAAAGGAGTTAGCTGGGACAAAAAAATGCAAAGCTGGCGAGCAAGATGCCAAGCCAATGGTGAAAGGATAAATATTGGGTGGTTCGACTCAATAGAAGAAGCCGCAGAAAGTCTCAGAGTTTATAGGCAGCAATACCACGGCGAATTTGCTAACCATGGAGATCATCATGACAACAGAATTTAAAGCCATCCTCGTCGAACGCGACCAATACGGTTACTGGACTCATCCGCTTTACGATGAATTTTGCGATGGGCGTGAATCTATCTCGCCTGATGAATTTAACGCATGGCTGGATAAGAACGGCCTTGAGTGGAAAGTTGAGTACCGAGATGAGGATGACGTCGATCCTGATGTGGACGGCTATGACATTTCAGCGTGGCAGCCCGAACCCCCAGCCGGTGATGGGTGGTTTGTCGGTTCAATTCACGATACGGAAGATGGCGCGGTTTGCATCTGGCTACGGCACGTTGGCGGTGCTGTATGAGCAGAGCCTCGCCCGTTGATTTGAGAAAAAGCCTCGAAATAGCCAACCACCTGGCGCACATCGGGATTCGCTTTGTGCCGATTCCGGTGGCGACAGAGGAAGAATTCCTGACGCTGACCGCCGAGCTATCGCAGCGGCTTGAGCAGATGGCTGTCGAAGCCGAAAAGAATGAAGGCGGTGCAACATGAAGGCACTAATCACCAGGTCGCTTAGTCGGCCTTTTTTATTGCTGGCGTTCACCTTCAACCGAATTAACCGACAGTTCCGGGAGCATTGATCATGGACATCATCGATACCGCAGCAGAGATTGAAGAGCTTCAGCGTAACGCTGCCCTTTCCGCTCACCGCATCGACCACAACGCCGTATCAGCTGAGTATTGTGCAGAATGCGACGAACCAATTCCCGAGCCACGGCGCGCTGCTGTTCCCGGCTGCCAAACGTGTGCGGATTGCCAGGGTGTTATCGAATTGAGGAATAAGCAGAGGGGGATCCAGTGAAAGAGCGAGGCATGATTTTTAATGGCGAGATGGTCAGGGCCATTCTCGACGGTCGGAAGACTCAAACACGGCGGCCAGTTAAATTCCCGCATATTGATAGAGATGCAATGTGCGAGCTGTCAGGTAATGAATTGACTGGAGAGTTATCGGCGGGTAATTACAGAAACAGTCCCCACGGCAAGCCAGGCGACCATATCTGGGTGCGAGAAACGTGGGGAGTAGTGAGCCATGAACTTGATGAAGATGGCCGCATTCAGCCATGGAGCCCTGACCGTACTGCCACAGCCATTCACGAAATGCCGTTTGGTAATGGTTACTACACTGGTCACGCCATTTACGCAGCAGATGGAGAGTTTACTTGGGGTGACGACGATGGTTATGAAGATGGCCGTTCGTGCTGGAAGCCATCTATCCACATGCCTCGCGCAGCCTGTCGTCTCATGCTGGAGATCACCGGTGTCCGAGTGGAAAGGTTGAATAGCATTAGCCAAGAAGATGCGCAGGCTGAAGGCATGGAACTTACCGGATGGCGGCCAACATATTCTGACCCAGATAGTGGCGGAGAAGTCTGGACTCCATATGACAACTTTGCGCAGCTGTGGGAATCAATCTACGGCGAGGAGAGTTGGAAGGCCAACCCATGGGTCTGGGTAATCGAATTTAAGGTGGTGCCCAATGTTCAGGATAATCCAGCCTAATACCTGGTACGCCGATCCCCACGGCGCGCCCTGCAAAATCCTCCGCGCTACCCACGAAGTAATCCACTACATCCGCAACGGTCGCACCTGCATCGCCAGCATTGGCCGCTTTCAGCATGAATTCGAGCCGCTGACCAAAGCACAGGCTGAGCGATCGCCGAAGAAATCGAAACAGCAGAACACCTGAAGAAGCTGCGCGCCCAGCGTGCGGCATGAGGTATTAAAATGACACTTTTAGCAAGCTTGATAGAGAAACTTCCATCCAGGGGTGGCTGGCCGAAACCACTCGATAGTGCTGACTTACCTCTGGCTGGAAACGAACTCGTTACCTCTTGGCGATGGAGTGTAGAAAGCAATGAATTCATCTCCTGCACTTATGGAGATGAAACGGTTACCAAAGCTCAATATGAAGTTGCAATTTCCGGCCACAAAAAGCCATGGAATGGACAATTTCCTATTCCACCAGGTACAGAGGTGGAAGTTCATTTTGATGGCGATGATAGTCGGATTTGGACTCCTTTCAGAGTTGAATATATGTGTGGCGAGGTCGTGGTTCTTCACGACTACAGAATTGACGACGTTGACGCATATAGACATAAAACTCTCAGCTTTCGTCCCGCCATTACAGAGGAGGAAAAGAAACGTACCGCATTGATAGAAACAGTTGATGGCCTGATTGATGGATTCATGAAATCGTCCGGCGGCGATTATGCCAAGCTTGGCGCGGCGGTTGTCGATTATCTCTCGCTGCTGAAGAAACTCGAATGACGCAACTGATAGCCAGTTATGAGCTGGCTATTGGGTGCGAAAGCACTGCCACGTAATCCCTTTTGCCCGGCCCCGCGTCGGGTTCTTTTTTGCCTGGAGACACCAATGAGCGACACCAGCCTGATTCCCGAAAAAGAAGTGATGAACAAGCTTGGGGTTTCATCACGCCAGACAATCTGGAACTACACCAACCGGCACGGGTTTCCCAAGCCAGTCAGGACCCACCCGAAAGCGTACCTGCGTGAAGCTGTTGATGGATGGATCCTCAATGGTGGCGTTAACCAGAAATGTTCTTGA